GACCAATAACACACCTGACGTTATTGACCGCAATGAATTCATTGCTGACATTTATGTCAAACCAGCAAGGTCGATTAACTTTATCGGTCTGACCTTTGTTGCTACGAGAACTGGAGTTTCCTTCAGTGAAGTCGTAGGAACTGTATAATAGAGGAAATTACTAATGGCATTAGATAGAAACATATTTTCTATACCTAACAATGAAAGGTCAATCGATTCTTTCAAGTCAAGACTCATTGGTGGTGGTGCTCGTCCTAATCTATTTGAGGTTGAGTTGAACTTCCCATCAGGTGTAGGAATATTTGATGAGGACATCGACAACACGACTCATCGTATGATGATCAAAGGAGCACAGTTACCAGCATCTAACATTGCTGAAGTAATTGTTCCTTTCAGAGGAAGACAACTGAAGGTTGCAGGTGATAGAAGGTTCGATCCTTGGACTATTACTGTTGTAAACGACGGTGACTTCAAACTAAGAGAAGCATTTGAGCGTTGGGCAAACTTCATCATCAAAGTATCTGATGGTTCAGGTACTATCAACCCTAGTGATTACTACGCTGACTGGGTAGTAAACCAATTAGGTCGTGCAAACACAGATCTAAACGTGAAGGGCAAGGATAACCCTGCTACTTTACCAGTGTTACGTAGATATCAGATGGTAGGATGTTGGCCAAGTGCAGTCAGTGCAGTTGAGTTATCATACGATCAGGTAGACGCTATAGAGGAGTTCCAAGTTACCCTTCAGGTATCTTACTGGACTGCTTATGACGGTACAAATGCCGATTCTGTGGTATAATAAATACATCGAATAAGGTAATATAATGGCCAAACTTTTTGGTTTCTCAATTGAAGACGACGATAAGAAGAAGAAAGGTATAATCAGCCCCGTTGCTCCTAACAATGAGGACGGTGCTGATTATTTTCTATCTTCGGGATTTTATGGTCAGTATGTAGATATTGAGGGAGTATTCAAGACTGAGTTTGATATCGTAAAAAGATATCGTGACATGTCTCTACACCCTGAGTGTGATACAGCGATTGAGCATGTGGTAAATGAAGCAATCGTTTCAGACATGAACGATAGCCCAGTGGAGATAGACCTTGATAACCTAAACATAGGTCAACCACTAAAGAAAGTTATAAGAAACGAGTTCAAATATGTAAAAGATCTTCTTGAGTTTGACAAGAAGTCACACGAGATTTTTAGAAACTGGTACGTTGATGGCAGGATATTCTACCATAAGGTAATTGACGTACAGAAACCAGACGAAGGAATACAAGAACTAAGATATATCGATGCTCTCAAGATCAAGTTGATGAGAGTCAAACCTACTGATAAGGAGAAGGGTGTAGTTGCTATCCCTACACAAGATCAGGGTACAGAGACAGTCAATAAAGACACAAAGGTAACAGAGTTCTACACATACTATCCACAAGGTGTAGCACAAAAGTATGGATCAGTTGCTGGTAAGGGTATAAGAATAGCAAAGGATGCTATCACTCATGTCCACTCTGGTCTAGTAGATAGAAACAAGAAGATTACACTGTCTTACTTACATAAGGCAATCAAGGGTCTAAACCAGTTGCGTATGATCGAGGACTCTCTCGTTATCTACAGACTGTCTAGAGCACCTGAGAGAAGAATATTCTACATTGACGTTGGTAACTTACCTAAGGTCAAGGCAGAACAGTATCTACGTGACGTTATGAGTAGGTACAGAAACAAGTTAGTATATGATGCAAACACAGGAGAAATAAAAGATGACAAGAAATTCATGTCAATGCTCGAAGACTTCTGGTTACCCAGAAGAGAAGGAGGACGAGGTACTGAGATCTCTACGCTGCCAGGTGGACAGAATCTTGGAGAACTTACGGACATCGAGTACTTCCAAAAGAAATTATATCGCTCACTAAACGTACCTGAGTCAAGAATAGGTGCTGACAGTGGATTCAATCTAGGTAGATCATCAGAGATTCTAAGAGACGAACTTATGTTCAGTAAGTTTGTAGGTAGATTGCGTAAGAGATTCAGTGCATTGTTCTTAGATCTACTCAAGACACAACTTATCCTAAAGAATATAGTTACACCAGAGGATTGGGAGAAGATGGCAGAACACATACAGTTTGATTATCTGTATGATAACCACTTCGCTGAACTGAAAGAGACTGAGTTGATGAATGAAAGACTCAATCTTATGGTTGCTATAGAACCTTACATCGGCACATACTATTCAAGAGACTATGTGAAGCGTAAGATACTGCGTCAGACAGATGAAGAGATAGAAGAAATGGCAGAAGAAATGGAAGAAGAGAATGAATCTGGAGTAGGTGTACCGCTAGAAACGCAGAATGCTATCATGCAGGGACAAATAGAAAATGGACAGATTGGTGCTAGTAATCTAGGTAAGACACCAAAAGAACCTGATACCAACGGTAAGGCAACAGAAGCGCCTGGTTTAGACATCAAGAAGGCTAAGATATAAATAGGGTTAGCGTTACTTTAATTACAATATGGATACCCCTGAATTGATTGACATGATGTCAAATGCTGAAGCACCTCCTTCAGAGGTTCATGATGCTATAAAAACATTATTATACCAAAAGGGTGCAGAGAAGGTGGATCAAATAACACCTACTGTTGCAGCATCACAATTTGGTGATGTGGAACAGGAACCTGAGACAGTAGACGCTGTTGAAACAGAACCGCAAGAAGAGGAGTAAAATGCCACAAGTTCTAAGTTTAGTTGATGATCATGGAGAACTAACCAGTGCTAATGCAACTAGTGCTGTGACTTCAGCAAAGACAGTGAAAAGCGGTATTTTATACATTGCTTGTAGTTCTGAGAAAAAATCAGGACACATCTCTGTTTGCAACACCGCTAACCAAGCGGGTGTAGGATCATTTCATGTAGAAAAGGGAGGAGACTTTCTTTATCGTTACGGACATCCAGCACACGCAAAAGCAGTCGCTGTATCAAAAGCGAACCCATGTGTTATCACATTAGATAGACAGGATACAAAGTTCAGAGTTGGTGATTATATTACCATGACTGGATCTTCTGTAGGTACATACAATAGTACCATTGCTCATAAAGAAATAACTGCAATTCAGATTCCACAAAGATCTAACGAATACTTATGTAAGATCACTGTTGATGCTGATACATCATCTCTCGCTGACTTCACTGGTGAAGCAGAGTTGACTAAGAGCGTTATTTTTAGAATGGCACCTGAGACATCATCCGGATGCACAATGCATTTACACGAGGTAAACATCGCATGAAGTTAATTTCAGAAGAGATAGAATCAGTAGAAGTTATTACCGAAGAAAAAAACGGTAAAAAATCTCTCTACATTCAAGGACCTTTTTTACAAGCAGAAATTGTAAACCGCAACAAACGTTGCTATCCATTGGAGACAATGGTGAACGAAGTGAAGCGTTATAACGAAGCACATGTAAACACAGGTCGTGCTCTAGGTGAATTGGGACACCCCGATGGTCCTCAAATTAACCTTGATAGAGTATCACACAAAATAGTATCTTTACAGCAAGAAGGTAATAACTTTGTAGGGAAGGCACAGATATTGTCAACTCCTATGGGTAAGATCGCTTCTTCTCTCATTGGAGAGGGAGTAAAGTTAGGAGTATCTTCTAGAGGTATGGGTTCTATTACATCAAGAGATGGTGTGAACTACGTTGGCGAAGATTTTATGCTCGCAACTGCTGCTGATATTGTGGCAGATCCCAGTGCACCAGACGCTTTTGTGGATGGTATCATGGAAGGAAAAGAATGGGTATGGGAAGGCGGTATGCTACGTGAAAAAGCATGCAAAGGCGCAAAGAGAAAGATTGATACCCTAGTTGATGAGGGAATATTAGAAGCAAACAAACTAAAATTGTTCGCTAATTTCTTATCAGAACTATAATTGTCTAAATAATAACAGTATTCATACGAAAATACGGAAAGTTAACCAATGGCTGTGAACAAACAACTTAATGAAATGGAGAACCAGGTTACTAAGGGCGCAAAAAAAGCAGACCCTATGCCTAAAGCTCCAAACTACGTACCAGACAATGGTGCGATAGAAGACTTAGGAGGACCTACTCCTACAAACGGTAGACCAACTGATGATTCTCATAAGTTGAAGACTGCTACCGCAACTTTTGCTCAGAGTGGAGACCCTCATTTCAAGGGTAACCCATCTAAGGTACAGTTGCCAGGACCTGCTGCTATAAAGAGCACAGGATATGGTAAAGGTGCTAACGAAGAAGCTGAAGCAGAAGAGGATGCAGTAGTAAACGAGCAACCAGTAGAGGAAACTCCCGTAGTTGAGAATGAAGAACAGGAAGACGTAGCAAAAGAAATCGTAATTGACGTTGCGGATGACGTTGCTGCACTCTTAGAAGGCGAAGAACTTTCTAAAGAGTTCCAAGAAAAGACTGCTACAATCTTTGAAGCGGCTGTAAAGTCCAAGGTTGAGCAAGTTGCTAACCAACTTGAAGAGCAGTTCAAGAAAGCATTTGATGAGGAAATCAATTCTCACAAATCAGAATTGACTGAGCGTGTCGACTCTTACTTAGAGTTCGTTGCTAACGAGTGGATCAATGAGAATGCACTCGCAGTCGAAACAGGAATCAGAGGGGAACTCTCTGAATCCTTTATGAGTGGTCTTAAGACCCTCTTTGAAGAACATTATGTTGAAATCCCTGACGACAAATATGATGTATTGGAAGCAATGACTTCCAAGCTAGATGAAATGGAAACAAAACTAAATGAGCAGATCGAGAGTAATGTCGAATTGACAAAGCGTCTCTCCAGTTCTGTATCAGACAACATCCTTGACGAAGTTAGTGAAGGTTTGGCATTATCTCAAAAAGATAAACTCTCCGAACTATCTAAAGGTGTTGAGTTTGAAAGTGAAGAGCAGTACAGAGAAAAACTCACCACACTGAAAGAATCGTATTTCAATGCGAAACCAGTTGTGGAATCCTCTGAAGTCACATCTGAGGAGAGCATAGTAGAAGATCATACTTCTGCAATGTCACAATATCTCTCAGCATTGACAAAGTTCCAATAGTAAATTTTTAAATTACACCTAAAGGTAAAGCCAAATGTTTAATTCTGGACAACTCCAGAAGAAGTGGCAACCACTCTTAGAGGCAGAAGGATTAGATAAAATCCAAGACAACCACAGAAGAGCAGTTACCGCACAACTTCTAGA